AAAGTTCGCGAACGCCAGATTAGCGATCTCGATGGGGGCCTCGCGGTTGATCTGGCGACTCACGAATATCTTTCGGATATGGCGGTCTGCACTGAGATTCACGACAAAGAAACCGGAATGATGTATATCTTCGTCGAAAATCACGACCAGCCTATATTTGAGGGCGAAGATGTATTGATGCGAGTCATAGGCGGCAAGCTCCCGTGCCTGGCGATGGTCACTAATGTGAATACCGATTACGCCTGGGGAACCTCAGATATTCAGCAGGTCGAAGAAGAGCTCCGCCAACTTATAGATACGCGAACTCAAATGGTGATGGACCAACGCTCTCGAGTGCCCAAAATACTCTACAGAGAAGGCACCATCAACAAAGACGACCTTTTGGCTATGGAAAGAGGAATCTACAGGATAGCGATTCCCACTAGTCAGAATCCCAAAGATTGCGTCACCGAGCTAAAGTTTTCTCCCCAAATGGATCTCCTTACCATAGTACACGATTGTGCCGCTCGCATAAAAGAGCATTTCGGAGCCGACGCTTTTTCGACTTATCCGGCATCTCGGCGCTCAGGAGGGGAAGTCCAGGGGGCCCAACAGGATGCCTCGATCCCGGTAACGCGGGGTATCGGCAAACGCAACGAACTAGTCAAAGAACTCGGGATGTGGATTGCCGAGATGGTGTTTGCTTTCTGGACCGACAAAGCAGTGGTTGACATACTCGCGCCTACCGTCGAGATGGTTCCCGACCCGGCGACCGGCCAAATGACTCAACAGGACGTAACCCGGCAAGTCTGGGTTCAATTCACCGGCCATGAGCTTAGAGGTAATTTTGACTTTACGATCCAACCCTCGAGCGGCAGAATACAGGATAACGCCCAATCGAAACGAGAGGCCCTTGAGTTAATTCAGTTCTTCTCGCAAATCCCCAATATAAATCATCAGGAGTTAATGCACCAACTCGGAGATAGATTCGACGGCCTTGATGTCGACAAGTTATTCTCGCCCCCGCCCGGCAACTCCGCTAGTTCGCCTATGGGGTTGAATGAATTGTTATCGAACAAAGGAATGAAACGAAAAACGCCTAAGGAGATCTAATGCCTACTTATGCTTATTATTGCAAAGCCTGCGGAAAACATTATGATGATTTTCGCTCTATAAGGGATCGCAGAACTCCCTTAGAGTGTCCCGAATGTGGGGCTAAAGCTGAGTTGATGCCTTTCTATCCCGGTGTAGCGCAAAAAGGCGTAGTGCTTAACGATATAACCGACGATATGGGTGACGGCAAAGGCAAGCGAACAATGAGCCGGCATGAATATCTTGAGTCTTGTCGCAAACTCGGTCGCGACCCGGTCGGATTGCTTTGGCAAACCCGCCAGTGTAGATCAGATGAGCAGAGCCAGGTCGGTAATCCTGGAGAATTCGAGATAGAATAATGCACCCGGAATCACACGAACTAATGGAAGGCTTTGCTCTAAAATACCTGGATAGAACCGCTCATCTATCAATAGTTGACGTAGGCTCCGAGGATGTCAACGGCACCTATCGTGATATATTCGAGCGTCCGAACTGGGCCTATTACGGGCTCGGCCTCGAGAAGGGCAAAAACGTCGATATGTTATGGGTCGAGGCGCTGGGGCGAAAATTCGATATAGCCATCTCCGGCTCCGTCCTGGAGCACGTAAGGATGCCGTGGCTATGGATCCTTAATGTCCGCGAACTTGTGAAACCGGGAGGGCTGATTTGTATAATAGCCCCCTCCGAGTGGGAGTACCATGAATACCCTATAGACTGCTGGCGTGTGTTTCCCGAAGGCCTCGAGGCGTTATTTGAATACGCCCGTCTTGAGCCTCTCGAAACCTCGAATCACCCCGGCAAGGCTGGAAACGATACTTATGGCGTAGCCAGGAGAAACGAATGACTTATAGAGAAGCCATAGCATGGCTGGCAATCGAACCTCGCCACGCGGCTAAGACAATCGCAGGATTCAAACAGGTGTCCGCCGGGTCTGTAGATCTGGGATCCGAATGCACCTTGCCTGATGCTATGCGATTAGCCGAGGCGTATCCTAACCATGACCGCGTATTAGTGATAAGGATGAAACCTAACGAAGGTAAACCACGAGTCCATGTTTTGGGCAAGTGGGACGGCAGAATGCAGGACATTGCGTCTGCTGCCGTTAAAGTGGCCGTGACTCTATTTTACAGGGCGATGCGTCTGGGCCTGGATCACATTACCTTCCGTACTATGCCTACAGCCGAAGAGATAAAAGCAGCCCACGAAGAAGACAAGAAGAAAGCTCTGCGAAAGGCTCGCTCCCCAAGCACTGCCCCGGTCGCTAGCGAAAAAGAAGTAGCTAGCGAAGCGGTAGTTGAACCCGAGCCTCAGAGCGAAGTAACCTCTCCGGGTGTAATTAGCCCTGAAGAAGCCGAATTGAATGACCTAAACCTCGAATAAGGAGTCATCCCAATGACAGATACCCCCGAACCCACTAGCGAACCTAAGAAGCCACCGGCCAACCCTATTGTACTTCAGTTAAAACAACAGCAAGCAACCATTGAGCGTCAGGAAGCCATGATCGAAAAGCTCACAACTCGACTAACCTCACCCGAATATCTACAACCCGCCGCCGTCCCCGAGCCCCCGGAGGAGCCCTCTATTGAGACTCCCCAGGCTCTATTGGCGGCTATCGAGTCCAAAGTCGCATCTTTGGTATCGAGCGCTATCGAGGCTAACAATGCTCAAATCATGCCTTTAATCAAACACGCTACCCCAGAGTCTCCGGTTTGGCAAAAAACCCAAATCGCCGAACAGTTAGTTCGCGACGGCAAAGTAGCCGACATAAATATTGCTCTTGAGTTGGCCGAAAGCCGGCTCGCTAAAGAGACAGAGGATGCCAAAGCCAAGCAGGCGGATCTCGATAAGGCAAGCGCCGATCTCGATGCCGCTTATGCAGGCGTGGGAGGGCGAGCCACAAGCTCGCTCAATCACGATAGGGCCCCGGCAAGCGAACCTATAAGCGAGACTCTCGAGCGTAATTGGCAAAAGGCGGATATGGATGCAGCGCTAAAAGAATATGAATCAGAGGTAGATCCTTGGGGACTCCCTGAAAATGCCGGCGTACAAGTCGTCATGGAGGAGACCCCTGATTAGCCTCTCCTACTGGGAAAGAACAAATGGCTGTTCCAACATATTCACATTCATGGACCACCTTCGTAAGCTCCACGATGGAAGAGCGGCGAAAAGATATTATTCGGCTCATCTGGGCCGGAAATCCCTTGCTCGCATATTCGCAAGCCTATCGTAAGCCTCAACGAGGGGGCCGCAAGATCTTTATCCCGGTGGAATACGGCAAAAACACCTCCATCAAGAGACCTCTCGGAAGAGGCAGCAGGATTGATCTCGTCCAGGACGAAATCATCACCTACTGCGAGTACGACTGGGTCTCCTATGGTGGCGGAGTTATCCGTTATCGGGATGACGACCTCGAGAACACCGGGAAATACGCAGTATTCAATCTCGTGCAGGAATACATCACCAACATGGTTAACACCTTTAAGGAGCAGATCGAAAAAGACCTGTTCTCCACCGAATCTACTGGATCCAACAAATTCTGTGGTTATCAGGGGTTAGTTGAAGATGTTACCCGCCAGGCTCACGAAACCTCTCCAGCCGCACCATCCGGGACCGTAGGTAATCTTAATCGGGCTACCTATCCGTGGTGGGGCAATTGGGGCCGCGATATGAGCGGCAAAGACGTTTCGACCTGGCTGAAATTCTACATGCGAGAAGGCTGCGACAATGTTAATCACTACACAATGGGCGATCCCGAAGTTATGATCGGTCACTATCTCGTCAAAAATATGTACGAAGACCTCTGCTTTGAGAAGCTTCGTCTTATGAACGTAAAGATAGGCGACCTCGCCTTTAAGCTCACCGAGTGGAAAGGCATTCCTTTCATTACTTCGCCGCAGTCCCTGCAGGATCGGTTGTATTTCGTAGGCAAGAACGCATTCGAGTTCTTCTACGAACCTAGGATGTGGTTCAAAAACACTCCGTGGAAAGAACCCACCCAGCAACCGTTCGACTACGCGAGGCAAACCGTCGCTAAGGGCCAGCACGTCATCAAGAACCCTCGAGCCGTGCATGTCCTTTACGACATTAACGAATCCTAAACCCCTAACGAGCTTCTTGGGGAGTAGTAAAAGCTCCCCTTGAGGCAAGCCAATGCCAAAAAGGAGCATTAAATGCAAGATATTAACTTTTCACAAGGACGATACGCTACCTCCAGCGATTACGAGGCTGGACCAAGCATTCGCCTTGGGATCAATGAAACCTCTGTCGAAGACAAAGATAGGGGCTGTATTCCCGGTAATCTGGGAGCCCGCAAGCAAATCGGTGATCGAGTATACCGACTTGGTATGGTTAAGCTCACCAGCGTGACCGGAAAGCTTTACGGATTCGACACCGCAGCGGCTACTAATTTGAGCGCCGAGATCGTAGGCAGTGCGACTGTAGGTTTCTTAAGCACCGAGGCTGTCGGTAGCACTTCAGTCGCCATTACCGATGCCACTCACTTATCCGCAACCGCCGTAGATCACTACGCCGGCGGATATTTGTTTATGAGTAACGGAACCGGTGAGGGTTATGCTTACAAGATCAAATCCAACACTGTTGCGGCCAGCAACAAAGTAATTTTCGAGCTATACGATGGCTTAGTTGTGCAGCCCGACGCTACTAGCGATTGCTTTCTAATGGCCAATCCTTGGGGCGATCTATTGCTTTGTGACGCCAACGCCGACAATAACGTCACTAGCTTTGCCGGTGTATCACAAGGCGCCGGAACCGTAACAAGCACGGCTTATATCTATCAGTGGTTCCAGACCTGGGGTCCCTGTGTTGTATTAGCCGGAGCCGCCACTAAAGAAGGCGAGCCCTTAATGCACGATGATTCCGGAAGCTATGATGGCGGGGTACTCATCTGGGATGTCATTACTGACTTATCAGGTGGATACTTGGGTGTGGGTATAGCCCCTGCAACTGCCGCTGGTGACTACGCTCCCACGTTTTTGACTATTATGCCGTAACCAAAAAAAGGGAGAGAGAAATCTCTCCCTTATATTTTCTCGAAAGGACTGATGAAATGGCTAACCCGAAAGTATTTGTAGGAATCCCGACTTTAGGAAGCTCCGATGACGCCTGTTATATTAGTGTGTCGATGGCTTTGACTCATTATAAAGGCCCCTCGATGCTGTGTCCTCATGGGGGCAAGCCGATAGGGCATAATCGTAATATGATCGTTACGAAGTTTCTCGAGACGGACGCTGAGTATTTGTGGTTTGTCGACAACGACTGTATCATACCAATCAACGCCCTTGAGTTATTGCTTGAGGCGGATAAGCCTATAGTTTCGGGCCTCTATCCGGTACTAAAGCTCGACCGAGAGTTAGGTATGGTATTCTATTTTTGTGCCGGGAACCTCAACGACGATCCCGATACCCAACACGAAGGCCGCTTCCGAATGCTCGAGCGCCAGCCCGAAGGACTCACCAAGGTTCACATGACCGGGATGGGCTGCTGCTTGATAAAACGCGAACTATTTGAAAAAACCAAGTTCCCCTGGTTTCAGGACTTTTACTTCAGTGCTAATCCAAAACATCACTCTCACGAGGATTATTACTTCTATCAACAACTCCACGCACTCGACATTTATCCCTATGTGGATCCGCGAGTTGTGTGTGGGCATATCAAAAAGATGGATGTAACACGCCTGTGGAGAGCCGCTATGAGAGTACGAGAGGAAGCCACGGAGGAATCCGCTAAAGACGAAAAGATCGTCGATGTTTCCGAACATGACGATCTTGATTCGGGAAAAACGTTGCATTCTATCGGCAGCGGACCGGTAGCGACACCCGAGGAGTAAATAATGGCTTTAACAGTAGTAATTGATGGAGACGGCTCTGGCAAGCAAATGGAGCGGATCTCCCAAAAATACGGTGTCGTATGCGGCACCATTACTTTCGATGACGATTATGCCATAGGGGGAGAGTCCCTCTCTGGTATTACCGATTACATGAGGAATCAATCGGCCTCACAAGTCTCAGTACTTAAAGATTTTCACATCACTCTGCCGAATGGATTCTTGGCTGAGATCGACTACACAGCCGGAGCCGAGAAGATCAAGGTCTTAAACGACCATGTGCCTCCGATCATATTCGAGGAAAAGTTCGATGCTGACGCCGATACCGCAACTCTTCGATGGCCTGCCGCTCATATTGAGTATGTTGCTACCGAGGCTACTCCGCTAGCGGTAATTTTCGGAGGCCTAACCCCGGCGTCAGGACAGGTAGCTGCGGTAATGGGCTTTAATTCGACAACCGGAGTTCTAACTCCCGGCTCGAAAACCACGCTAACTTTTGTGGCGGGCGAAGGCTCGGCAACCACTTATTGTAGTTATGTTACTCAGTCCTGGAAAGAAGTCGCCGACAACATGAGCTCGGCCTGTATGACTGCCGGGGCCGAGACTTGGGGCGATGGATTGGTTTTCACCGCCGGAACCCCCGATAGATGTCAATTAGGAGTTGATATAATCGCGATGACTTGTATGTGCTGGAATACCAATGGTGGTGGGGCTATTAGTACCTTTGAGTTACTCAAAGATGCTGGAGCTCCCGCTGCGACTCTTGAGGCAGAGATCGACTTCGTAAAGGCCACTGATCTTGGCGAAGTTAATTTCTATGCTACCGATGCGGTAGATGGTGCGGGTGATGTAGTGTATTTTCAGTATATTAAGAAACCCTCAAGCGGCTTCATCAATGAACGCCATATGAATGCCGAGATTGCAGACGCTTCCGATCAGCTAGTCTTTACCGACAATCCTTTGCTTTATGCTTCTTGCGGCCAGATTCCGATGGAGACTTCCGATGAGAAATGTTATCTCACCTCTGTGGCGGATACTGTACTCGACAACCAGGGTAACTTTGCCACCTATGCTGTAGCTCCTAATGGTAGTGGCACTTGTGCAATCACCTCCAATACGGCTGTGGACGATGACTACTTCCCCTCTTGGATTCGCGGCAACATCGCAGAGATCGAAACCCAGGCTATCGAGGTAGAGAGCGCTGATTATTCGGGTTGGGGCGCAATCAGATTCACGGCCATAGGGTTCATCAACCAATAATAGGAGGATTTCATGCCTCTCTATGACCAAATGCCTCTCTACAACGCGACCGCCACGAACGAGTCGCTAATCGTAGAGATAGCGGACAATCTCGGTATAGGTAGATCTCCTTCTGCTACCGACCAACGGAGAATCACCAACTACCTAAATCACATTCAGAAAATCCTAGTGCGAAAACACGCGTGGAGTTGCCTCGAAAGAAGCGACTCCTCGCTTATCGCTATTGACGGCCAACTCGAGTATCGACTCCCCCCTGATATAGCACGCCTAAGAGAGGCTCGTCTTATCGACGATACCTGCTCGGTCGCGAATAACTGCGATCTTGTATGGACTTCCGGGGCCGAGTCTTCGGCAGCTGCTCTCGAATCGAAAATCCGCAAAGAAGGCGAAGCCTCAGCGAAACTCACGTTCAATACTGATCGTAAAGTAGTTGACAACGCGTTGATGGGCTATCTCGCTTTTGCCTCAAGCGACATCTCGGAAGACTATACCTCTCCTCTAGTGGGAGCATGGGTATATTGCGACGAGCCTCTCGCCAAAGGGGATCTCAATATCGTGCTATCGAACGCCTCGGATTGCTCGACTCTCGATGTCGAGATCGCTTTGCCGAAGCTCGAAGCTAAAGAATGGACTTACGTATATGCCTCTGTCGACGCAGCAGGTACGGCTCTTGACTTTACGAGCGACGGCGATGATCTTGCGACTTTTCAATCGGTGGGGATCGTTGGCACTACAGACAGCGTTTTGATAGATGATACTACTGGCAACACCGCGTTCTATGTCGACGCGATCAACTTCTACGAAGCCTCTTATGGGGGCTTCAACTGGCCGCTAAACATCATAGCAACCGCCACTTTCGATAGGGCGGTGCCGAACCCGCATTATATAAGTGAAGACCGCCCGAGTGTATTTGTATGCTCAGGCGGCAAAGATCGTGACTCAAGTGGGACTTTCGAGTTGTATCCGATTCCCGATGCTTCGTATCCTATTTGGATTCGCTACATCGCGTGGCCGGCGGCGTTCTCGCTGGCGAACGATGATACGAAAGCCAAAGTATGCGACATCGAGGAGATCGACGATTTGTTGATCGCGGGCGCTACCTGGGTTGGATTCGCAAAAGAGCGCCAATGGGACGACGCTCACAACTGGGAGGGAATCTTCAGGAGAACCCTCAAAGAAGCGATCCTCAACGACGAACGCAAAGACGGCTACTATGTAGCAATGGGCAGCGGGTTTAATATTCGCCACGGCGAGTTACTCGAGCTCCCGACGGCAACCCAAGGAGGTGAACGTGGAGACACAACAGGATTCTTCTACGCAGGGGTATGGTAATAGATATGAGTGGCTAGTGGATGAACACGCCAAGGATATTGCCGACTTGAAGACTTCGGTATACGGCAACGGGCAGGACGGCCTGCTCACTAAGGTGGGTAGACTGCAATCCCGTCTGAATGCTCTCATATGTATCAATATCGGCATATTTATCGCGTTGGCGACCCAACTATTGCTCTATTTCAGAGATTAGGATGGCTATACAAGAAAACACTATTCCCCTAACCGATGTATCAGGCGGACTTAAGCAGGATAAATCTCCTCTTGTTATAGAGTCGAGATACACGCCTCTTTGTGAGAATGTCTTGTTCCACGACGGGGTGGTGAAGAAACGCACCGGCCTGGTTTGGGACGTTAATGCTTTTGTGGACCTGAGTTCCTCCGACCCAGACCCGGCTACAGATACTTTCGGGCCTCTCGTACACTACGAGAATTACACAACTAACGCCACAAAAAAGTTTCTTCTACCCGCATTGGTGCAAAATAGCAATAGTGATCTCGAGTTAGCTTTGTACTCATACGCCACTACATGGGGAACGGAAGGCGTCACTGCCTTGGGAGCTTCCGGTTTCTCTACAGGGGTTGATTATTGGATCACCTACTGCTCGATAGTCGACGACACTGACGCGCCAAAAGACGGCACTCCCGATGACGAGTACTTAGTTCTTAACGTTACGCCGTTAGATCCATCTGCTCAGGCCAATATTGACGGGCTCTACACCTGGAATCAAGACGGCGGGGGTTTAGCTAAGTATGCGACTACGGAGCCGGAAGACTGGGCAGAAGACTCGAGCTATTATTTTGGCGGCACCGTAAAGGATAGCGACTCCAAGTATTATAAGTGCATCAAAGATCACGTCTCCGAGAGCTCCTCCATTGACATTGTTTGGCATCGGACTGATTGTATTATCGTATTCGATTCGGACGGCGATAGAATTTATCGAATTAATGACGAACTCGAGACCACATCTAATCTATCGACTGTCAACGGAATCCCAGACCGGCTACACGATATAAGCGGTACCTTTTTCGATACGAGTATGGAGAGTTACAATGCGGTGATGCATGTAACATTCGACACCAATGAGGGCGTACCTGGGTACTATAGATATTCGCTAGTTGGCGACAGCGGCGCTCTTGATTTGGATTTTCACATCAACGATTTTTGCACGGCGGATCAGACAGACGGCGACGCAGTTTGTGTCCAGTATGCTCTTAGAGGGGATTCATTTGTCGACTTCAATGGCTACACCGACGATACGCTGGAGATCGTGAGCGGCTCGGGAGGCGGGATCGCTACCGGGACCTACTCTTATGATGACTTCTATGTGGCTGAAGATGGGGCTTATTTGCAATACAATACATCCGGTGTTCTCGTTACCGAGGCCGCCCCGGATTGCTCCAATGCTGATGTCGACATAAAAGTCTACCGCACAAACGACGGCAATCAGCCTTGCGAAGATACCAACAAAAATTATTGGTTCGAGTTCACCCCGCGAACAAACTTTAAGTGCAGTCGAGTGCTCGCCTTTAACGGGCATTTAGTGTGCCTAGGAATGGACCAGGCCCATAAGATTGTATGGTTTCCTCAATGGAATCACACCGAGGCCGACGGAGCCGGATCGGGATGGTTCTACACCTATGACGACGACGGCCCCATAATGAACGGCGAGCTTCTCAACGAGTCGACAATCATCGCTTATAAGGCTTCTTCGATATGGTCCGGCACTAGGGTAACCACTGATTCTTATATAAGATGGAGACAGGCTTATCCCGACATCGGGCTGTTGGCCCCGCAATTATTAGCTCGATGGGGCAACTATCATATATTCGTGGGCAATAATAATGTCTATATGTACGGAGGAGGAGGCGAACTCTATCCGATAGGGACTCCGATCTGGACTAGCCTTATCGGGGATATTCGCAAGGATGATCCAAAATACAAACGCCGCTGCTTCATCTCGATCCACCGCGACAAGGGCGACATTAATATCTGGATCGTCACCTCAGGCTCCCAATATCCCGACAAGGCCTATACTTACAATATCTATACTCGAGCATGGAGTGTGATAACGCTGCCGAACGCCGCCTCTAAGTATCTTGAGCTTTTGAGTTGGGGCGAATACGAAGCGGACGCCGATGTGTATGATGCCGAATACGTACCGTTTTATATAGGAGCTCAGCAGACCTCGAACGCGATGTCGCTTCTCAAAGTCTTGAAATGGGACTACGCGACCTATACCGATCCTTTGGCGACCGCCGCCGATGCAACGAGTACTGCCTCGATCTCAGCCTATTGGTACTCCAAAGATTCCGTAAGCTCTCTTGAAGGCGAGACGCAGACATCGAGAATCTTTAGTGAGCTCTCCGGCTCCGGCTCCGTCACGGTCGGAATAGAGTTTAATCCAACCGATGGGGCTGTCGAGACTACCGAGCATACCATAGCGAGCGATTATGCCGTCTATGCCACTAAAGTAAACCGCAAAGGCTACAAATCCCGAATCAAAGTCTACAGCGACAACACCGGCAACTGGGATTTGCGAGCCCTCGAGTTTAAGCAGGATCCTGTAGCAAAATGAGCATTCAATTAAGCCACGCACGATTCCCCACTATTCCGCCGGATTTCGAGACTCTCGATAGCGAAGAGAAGCTCGATGTTTTATCGAAGGCGGTATTGGCATTGACTCGCGAGTTGTCGAGGTATGTGTATATTCCGAATGAGTTTGGCGAGTCCGTGGTGGGTAGTAGTGATTTCGATATTCAGAAAATCACCAAGCTAATAGATGGCGATAAGATCGTTGAGATACTAAACACAGCTATCTCTAGCAGCACAGACACGCGACTATCTAGTTTCTTTCGGCGTGCTTATCTGAAATGGGCATGGTGGTTAGGCTTTAGTTCGGCCTCGGCAACGAGCAGTCATGCTCAGTTTGGTATATCACAAGCCGGTTCGGTTAATCCTCTGCCAGTTAGATTATCAAGCGGCATAACAATAATGGCATATAACGCTCAAGCTACCGGCGTTGGCGAGTTGGTATATGTAGACAAACTGGAGAAAAGCATACTTTGGTCTGGCTATTCGCATCCATTAGGTTGGTATGTAGTAGCTATCCCAGGCAGTGGCTTTTAAGGAGAATACAATGGAATTTTTAGCAGCATTAGCTGCGATGGCAGGAACCGGGTATGGCATATATGAAGGCGCCACCGACAAAGGGGGCATGGAAATCGAGCCAACCTTTAATCGCAAGCAGCAAGGATTATTTAATACAACCATCAGAGATGTTGCCGGGATGGTCAATAAATGGCAGCCTAGCGGGTTGCCTCAGCATCCTACACACTCAGCGTCGACTCGGGGAGTGGCTGATAAAGGCCGCGACTTAATGGGTCGAGTCGGCCAACGCGAAGCCTCGCCACATCTGGCGAAGGCCGCTCAAGCTATGGGTGGAGACAAGGAGTCGTTGGCAATGGTTGTTGACAAAGGCTATACTTCGCTACTGCGCAAAGTTCTCGAAGCGGTAAACGCATAAGGAGTTATCATGGCTGAATTTGTAGAAGGCACCGATCCCGGATTTGCTAAATTCGGCGAAAAAGTTGTTCGCTATGCTCCGTGGATGAGGGGGATGCACTCGCTTAAACAAGGAGATCGTCCCCTCGCCAAATTAGGTATGAGACAATTTGTGGCCAATAACCCCTGGTTTAGCGAGTACACTGGCATTGACTTCTCCAAAACAGGATCTTGGGGCCCTAAATATGACAAATGGGCCAAAACGAATCCTCTGGCTACCGGCGAATACGGCGACTTGATGGGCTTTAATG